CTGTTGTGTTTGTATTTGTTTCTTCCATAAATATTCTAACTTTTCCGTCAGTTATTCTTGCATTAGCACTAATATTTATTGTTTCAGTAATAGGTTCTTTTGTTGTTTCAATAGTAGATGAACCTGCGCCTGCTCTTGCAGGAGTAATAGCATAGAACCAATATCTTGTATTCTTATCATCTCCGTCAACTTCAAAACCTAAAGCAAAATCACTTAGAGTATCGTCTTTGCTTTCTACTAATGCACCGTTAGTGTCAGTAGTTTCTCCTAGTATTTCAGTTCTAAACTCCTCAGTAAGTTTTGCCATTTCTAATGATCCACTATAACCATTATTAGCACTTGAACTAAAATATTTAGTGTTATCAGCAAAGAAGTCAGCACTATCTCCTTCTGGGTCTAGTGTTAAGTTAACTGCACCAGGTAAAGCAAATGGAGTTCCATAAGTAATAGTTGGTAGTCCACCACTTTCTCCATAAGTAATTTTAGCAATATGTACGTTTTTTAAACCAAACTTAACTTTACTCATTATATACCTCCTATATTTCGTAAAAGTTGTGATAGATACGTTCGTCTTCGTCCCATACTTCATCTATCAAGTCGTATGGTATCTTATTTGTAGTTAGTAAATCTTCAATAGTTTGTTCTAGCAATATATCTTTTGTTTCCGTTATAAGTTCTATTTCATACTCATAAGGTCTATAGTATGTTATTCCGTCAGCTTTAAATGTTTCTGGACTACTTGCTCTATATACAACAAAAGGTGGTTGTACTTGTTTATTCGTTGGGAAATGGTCGTAAGCAACTGGTATTTTTAATGTGCTTAACATATCAAATACTTGTTTATAAGTCATTGTATACCTCCTATTGCTCTCTCAATTTCTTCAACAACTAATTTTTGTGTTCTATCGTTTACTGGTTCTATATGTGGGAAAGCTCTAGTTTTACCACCATTTCTAGTGACATGCCCTTTTTCTAGTAAATGTGTTAATTGGTATTGCGTATTATATACAACTCCTTCAACATATTTTCTATTTTTGGTTTTTTTAACTTTCCACCCTTTATTATATTTACCAGTTCTAACTTGATACGTGCTTCTTTCGTTTTGTAAATCAGTTTTTGCTTTATCACAATTCTCGAATATTACACGTTCTATTTCGTCTTGAATCGCAGTTGAATAATTGTCTAGCATTTTACTAACGTCTAATATTGAACCCATTAGTTAACTCCTATTTTTTTAGAGCATACCAATACAATATCAAACTTGTTCTTTGGTTCTACTATTCTTATAACTTGATACTTATTTCCGTTCCACTCGATTAAATCTTCTCCAGAATAATTAAGTTTTTTAATTACAAACTCAATACTCGGTGTTAAACCAACCTCGACTGCATTATAGAATTCATTAGTTCGTACACTTTGAACTTTAGCATAACATTTTTTTTGACTTGAAGAAGTAGTGATAATATTACCTATTTCATCTACTCCTTCAGTCTCACTTATTAAATAAATAATCTCACTATATTCCATTGTACTCCGTATAGTGTCTTAAAACGTCCTTTTGTAGTGCATAACTTTGTGCATATAATTCAGCATTAGTTATGTCTAAAAAAGACAAAACATAAGTTATTATTGCCGTTTGAACTAAACTATCTGGTGTATTTACTTTTGTATCGACTATGCCGATACTTTGAAGGTCTAATTTTGCACTCTCGATCCAAGTATTAATCATACTATCGAACTCGTTGTGATTTATACCTTGTATTTTCTTTATTTCTTGTAGCATAGTCTTACCTCATTTCTATTTTTATTGTGGTTTTGCTATTAAAGTAAATGCTTTATCAGCTACAACACCCATACCAACAAATCTACGTCCTAAAATACGTACAATATCGTCAGTCATTAAAGTTGTTTCATCATATTTGATTTCAACACCTTCTCCGTTTGGGAAGTTTGCAACTGCACCAAAACCTAAATCTCCAACGATAGCATAAACGTTTCCAGAAGAAGCACTATCGTATGCTGGTAATGTGTTATTGAAGATAACTCTTAAACCTTCAAATGGATCTACTGAATAACCATTTGCATAAGCAACTTCTTTAAATTTTCCATAAGTTAATTTATTCATAATAATTACTGGGTTATTTGCTTCATCACTTAAATTAGCTATAGCATTTGCAATAGTTCCTACTGCTGGTGCTAAAGTAAGTTTATTTGCTGAAGGACTAGAAGCAGTTGCAGTTTGTGGTAAACCAGCAATAGCACCTACTAATGTATCAGCACATTTTTTTGCAATTCTATAAGTTAATTCGTCATAGATATAACGTAAGAATTCTTCTCCTCTCATATCTACTACTTCATCACTAATACCGATCCATTTTTTAATTGATACTGGTTTTAGTTCTACGATACCTAATACTAGTTCTTCTTCACTAACTGGTTCGTCAGCACCTTCTAAATGTACTTGTGCTTCACTTGATGAAACTTCAAATTGAACTTTTAAGTTTCCTTTAACACTTAATGTTCTAACATATTGCATTAAGTCTTCTCTTTGCCAAGCAGTTCTTACAATGTCTTCAACTACTTGTGGTACTTCAACTGAGCCTGATACTTCAGTTGCGTTTGTAGTATATAAAGCTCTTAATTCTTTATCACTACCAGTTTTTACGTATTCAGCGTATGCGTCTACGTATTCTTTTGTGTTTCTTAATTCTTTGTTATCCATATTTTTCTTCTCCTCCTTGATAACTTCTGGAACAACTGGTGCTTCTTCTATTTTTTCAGCAATTTGTTGTTCTTCTTCATGTTCTTCAATTTGTTGTACTTCTTCATTTAAAGCGTCTACTTCTTGATTAAGTTCTTCAACTTTTTCAACTTCTTCAGTTGCTTCAAGTTCTTCTCTTATTTCAAGTTTTCTTGCTTCAATTTCTTCAAGTCTACTCATTGGTAAACCTCCTTCTTAATTTTTGCTATTTAAGGTATAACTACCATTACGACTATTCCAGTCTTTATTAAACAAGTTTCTAGCACTATTCCAGCACTAAAAAAGACACCCTATTCCAGTTGTGTCTTTACCCTTGTATTAACCTAATTTTTTTAATACTTCTTCTTTTGCTTTTTGTAGTATATTTTTTCTTTCTTCTTCTTTTAACTTTTCTTCGTGTTCTTTTCTTAATTCGTTTCTTCTCTCTAAAAAGTCATCATTTGAAGAAGCAACACTTACGTCAGTAGCATTATAAAATGGTTGATCCACTACTGATACGTCAAACAACTTACCTATTTTTGTAATAGTTCTTG